AGACATTACACAAACATTCAAAATAAAATCTAAAAGCAATCCAATCGCGAGTGCTATATAGGTTGCTACTATGACAACTACATGAAGTTTCTTTCCTTGTTCCGTCCAATCTTCGTGAACTTTCTTAACGTGCATAACAGCAAGATATAAGATGTATGTTCCAAGAAACGTAAGTACAGAGCCGATAACGTAGGTAAGTGTTGTCGTAAGTGGTGTGGCAAACAATAAGTTTGACCAGGCGGTCATTAATTCAGTAAACATAATTATTACTCCTTGTGTAGAGTATATTTATGGGTAAAAAATAGTATTAAAAACTATGTTTAAAAAGAAGTATTTGTATTTTGATTTATCGACGCTTTGCCGCTAGTCGCTGGGCTCGCTTCGCTTTGAGGACGCGGCGGACATCTTCGACGTCAAGAGTCTGTCCCCTATATTGGGTTTCAAAATCTTCCATATCAAGTTCAAATCTATTACTTACTACTGTTGCGCGGGCTTGAACGCCCTCTGGATGAAAATCAAAACGATACTTAAATTTTTGTAACGCTTCTTCCATTCCTACATATATGTGACTGAAACTAAGCTGTGTATCATGAATAATCATATAGTCGCACTTGTCGGCGTATTTTTCAATAATTATAGTACGATCAGCAGCGGGTCGATGATCTACAAATACAATACCCCAATCCTGTTGATTTTCATCGTAATCAGCATATTCAGATATTAGTTTAATTTCGCACGTATCAGTGTTAAGGTGACGGAACTTATTGAGCCACTCGGGGACTCTTTCTAAGCTAACGAACTGTTGGGAGGGTTGTTTTTCCTCTCGAATTAGTTCGGTGCTCCACGGACCTAAACCAAACTCAAGAATTGGTTTATCTGTTTTAGGTATAAAATAATACAATAACGGCTGATGTGATTGCCATCCTGATACTTTCATGTATTATACTTATGGGCCGACTCGACCAGCACCACCAGTCGCAACGCCCTGACCCTGATCATATCCACCGACATCTTGTCGTGCATGATCATATCGCAGCGTTACTGTAATTTGAACTGCCTCACTAGCAGCATAATCAAGATCCATGTAATCAATATTTTGAATAAAGCAACCTTCAACCGTCCACTTTTCAACAACTGTCTCATTACCATCAAGTAAATCGAGGTAAGTAACAAATTTGTAAAGTGAACCTTCACCAGCCGTTGCCAAGAACTGTCCTTCAGCGCCAATCAAGAATTGCTGATTTTGGATCTGTTCCTGAAGAACTTGTGTAGCAGAGCCTGTTACATCATCCTCAAGAGTCATTGTCATTGGCTCAAACATGTGCTTACCAGCAACCCATGCTCGTGAATTGTATCGATCAAGCTGAACTTCTTCAAAAGACAATACAGGTCGCGTAAGTGTTACTGCTTGAAGCGAAATGGGCTGAGCATCAGCACCACCGCCTAAGTTGGCAAACGTTACACGCCATTTATTCTTTAGCTTTGGCTGTAGAATACCAGAACCTACGCCTGGAATCCCGATGTCATTGATTGTTGCCATGTTATCTTTTCCTTAGTTACCTTTATTTATCAGTGACGATTAAATCTCTGCACCAGTTGCTACGATTCTGATTGGAACCATGATGAATTCAGCTGCCTTGACAGGCTGTAGAGCTACATCCACCCACAATTCACTACGATCGATGCGATCTGGCGTGTTATTTGATTCGTCAACAACTGTTGCAAAGTCAAATAGTCCGCGTCTTACGACCAAGTCTCCTAGGAAGTTATCAACAGCAGCCTTAACGCTATCCCGTGTTAGAGCATCGTTTGGCTCGAATACAAACGATAGCAAACTCTTACGTAATGAGCGTCTTACGAAAGCGACTAGTCTTTCGACGTTTACGCGATCGCGTGCACTTGTGTCAGATGATGATGTCTTCTGTCCCCAAACAACAATGCCGCGTCCTGGGAAGAACACAACTGGGTTGATGTTTGTGAAGTACTTGTACAAGTTATCACGTTGACCATTATTCAGATTTACTTCAGTGAATACGTTTGAAGTTTCTACATAACCGACCTGCGTAACGCCCGTTACAAGACCGCGTCGAGTACCGGCTGGTGCAAACCATAGTTCACTTGAATTATCACTGAATGCGTATGTTCGAAGAGCCGTACCTGATGCACCCGCTACAACATTCGCACCATCCAAGTTTGATGCAAGCGAATGTGGATAGTAGTAAGCAACACTTGGTGAGCTTACTCGTCCTGAAGTTGCTGCCCATGCTACGACTTCTGTCGTATCCATATTCATTGGTGTTTCACCAATAACAAATGCTTCGTTTTCAATATCTGTTGATAGAGCTACAAGCTCATCGACCAACTCATGATATCCTGGAGCAAGAATTAGATTAAATTCGAATGCTACCGAACGAACTTCTGTGTTACTATTGATTGAACTTGCAATAGATGTTACAATCGCTGTTCTACGAGCAGCGTCATTATCACCCAAGCTTGTTTCAGTTCTAAATTCAACTGTAAACTTATAATCATCAGCAGCGGCTAGAATTGTATCAGAAGCTTCTTGAGCTGTCCACTCGCCTGGAACTGTTCCAAGTGAATTAGAGACCCAAAGAGCTGCAATACCTTCAACACCATCAAATGTTCCTGTTGATGCTACGTCATATCCATTAGCGTATACCAATAGAGATGAATCCGCACCTGTACCTGCCGATGATGTTCCGAAGCTTACAAACCAATTAAGGGCTGCAAATAACGTGCTATCAGTCATTACGATAGTTGAAGCTGTTCCTGTTGTACCACTTGTAACTAGAAGGTTACCGCTTGAAAGCGTTACCGTACCAGCTCGTCCTGGAGGCGAACCCGCAACAACACCACCATTCAAATCAATATGGATTTGATCAACTAATGTTGCAAATGTTTGTGCTGTTGAACCTAGAATTGAAATTGCTCTAGGCGTTCCATCAACTGTAATTGTTGCTGTGTACGTTGTTGTGGTTGTTAAACCGGTTGGATTTGTTAGACCAGCTGTTGGTGTATCAAGTGTTGGTGGTCCAAGTGTTAACGACAATGGAGAACCAGCACCAATAACCGTATTTAACGCTTGCAGAATATCCGTTGCTGGAGAACCCGAAACCTTAATATCAACGTGAGAAGTATCAATGTTACTTGTGCTGCTTACAACTTCTATGTCACCATCAGAATTAATAGTCGCAACGGCACCTGTTAACTGAGCATTAATTTGAGTTACTAATGCTGTATATGTCTGTGCATTTTGACCTTGAATTGTGATTGATTGAAGTGCAGGCGAACCCAAGAAAGGCGAACCCGATGCAGCACCATGATCAACTGAAACCAGTAGATCATAATTTGTTGAATCGTTTGCAAGACCTGTTGTCTTATTGCCAGCGACTTGATCCTTAGTACCAAGACTTACAAAAGCAGGAAGACTTGCAAACAATGCCGTTGGAATTGGCGAACCAGCCGTAGATGTAACACCATCCAAAATTTCAATACTCGCTGTAGTTGTTGAGTTGTTGATACGAGTAAATCGAAGATTACCATCAACAATATCTACAACAGCACCACCGAGTCGTGCATTAATTTGTGTTACAAGAGCAGTCCATGTTTGAATGTCTGAAGCATTTAGAACAATCTCTTGTGTTCCTACTGGAGAGCCTGTGGCACCACCATTATCAAGAACTACTCTAAATCCATATTCTGTAGCATGTAGTACTGGAGAACCTGGAGGTTGTCCTTTTGGAGAACCTGGGAATTGTGGCGAACCGCCAAAGCCGGGTAGGTTTGTTGGGTCAGGCGAACCAGCCGCAGCGTTGCCAATATTAACAACCTGCTCTGGTGCGTTAAGATCACCACTAAAGTTAATTATTTGTTGACCTTGAGAAATTCTTCCACCGAAGTTAGCTAACTGTGTGCCAGCTGTTGCAGCGGCCGGAAGTGTTTGATCATCAAAATAATTAGTTTCTGAATTACGGAAGGAGTAGAAATCCCAAACATCGTCTGTCGCTGTGGCAGCGAGACTCAAGAATTCTGCTTCTGTTACTGAAGTTCTGAATAGAGCATCTGTAGATACAAGGCTGCGTGACTCATTCCATTCAACAAGAAATGCTGCTACTGCTGTTGAAAGAAGCGTCCCTGCTGATACAAACTTGCTATCCCAAATTGTGCGGATATTGGTTAGATCATCATCAAGGTTCACATCTGCGCGAACAGCGAATGCCCTGTTACCAATTCCTAAAAATTGATTTAGAGCAAAAAGGCCATACTCGTTTCGAGCATCACCGTGTAAAGCAGTTCCACTGCTATCTACAAGGAATGATGGCTCACCGTATAGCTCAACACTCTGACTTAATGAGGTAACAGTCCTAACGACGTCTTTTTCAAAAGTACCTGCTGCTGGCGTTGTACCATCTGGTTGTGTTTTCTCTGCGCCTGTGGCGACAAAGAGTAGAGGTACTGTTGGTGCAGCAGCTGGGACGAAAAACGATTCATCTGTTACTGTTACTTGTACACCTGGACTTACTAAAGCCATTGTTTATATCTCCTTAGACATTACGCATGTTTTAACTCTATGCAGTCTGTATTTATAGGGTTCTACCAATTAATCAGGTAAATCGAAGTCGTCTAAATCGAAGATAGTGTCATGTGTAAAACCAAGGTCATCTAATTCTGCTGTGATATCGCCTGATAGCAAGGTTGCCTGGGAGATCTGACCGACTCTAAGCCGTATTTCTGCGATGAAATTCTTTTTGATTTTTGGTGGAACTGCAATGAAAATTGGGACGACAAAATTTAAAGTTGTTTGAATAATTCGTCTATCAGTACCAGCAGGATAATTTTCTTCGAAATTAATACCTACCATTTCAACAGTTGTGATTTTTGTCCAGTCAAAAGTATCGTCAGATTTTTGAATTTGAAGGATTGGATCAAAGAACATAAAAATTTGTTCAAGAAGCTGAAGGTGTTCATCACGATTAGATGTGTAAATTGAAAGGTCCATGGTAGTTGCGTATGGCACAGGCATTAATTGCTCAATCGTCTTAATGTCAGTTGGAAATTCACCACCAGACGGCATATATGTTTCGCGACGATGTACGCCAACACCTTTACGACGATCTGGCGCAAGTTCAATGTTGCTCATATACGCACTCATCGCCGGAAGCCGCAATGGTTTGTTTTGTGTATTTTCGCCCATAATATGAGCGACGACTCGATCTTTTGCTCCGTAAGTAATATGGACAGGAATTAAAGAAGTGTCTCGGTTATCTTGTTTTCCGATTTGTACTTTAAGTCCAGCAAAGATCGCCATGAACTGTAAAATATACTGACGAATTTGATTATCGTAATAAAATACTGGATCTTCAATTAGTTGTGTCATTATATATTACCAATCTTCTCAATGTGCATATTAACGCTTGAAATTTGTGGAACTGGTGCTGCCGCGGCTGTTGCTCCAAGCGTTCCGTTTAAGTTATCTGTTGCCCATTGACATCTTATTCTGTCTCCGGCAGTATGGCTTCCCTGATGTTTAACACTCGCGAAACCAACACTATTAGCAGAAGCTGTTCTTGTGGTTGCAGCAGTTGTGTTTGTAAAACTAACACCGATCGGACTTCCTGAATCTTCTTGTACCCACATTGAAACAGATGCGCCACCGCCACCACCGGATTGAACAATTTGGAAACCAACCTCGACGTCGTAAATACCATCAACATCAAAAGTTACAATACCTGTCGTACTTACGGGGCTGCCGACAGTAACGTGTGTAAGATTTCTTTTAATTCCCTCTACTTCAAAATTAACGACAGTTGCAGTATCAACTATGGTAGCGGTCTGTGTTACATTAGAGAAAAATTCTCCAATGACAGTTGTATCGCCCGTATCGTTTACTTTATCTGGATGTACAAAAACGTGACCATCTGCTACTGAATCAGCAGCAGTACCTATTACAAAAGTTTCAATTGGTAAGGTTGGTGCTACGTTTACTAATGTTCCTGCTGGTGATCCCGCAAGATATAATGCGTCGCCAGCAGTAAATCCAGAAGTATCGATACCGTGAGTTAATCCAAATAATGTAACATAACCAGTAGCACCATTTACCATTGTACTGGTAGCAACACCGATAACGTTTGGTGTTGCGGTTGATGCCGACGACTTAGAAACGTGTACTACATCAGGCGAACCGCCACCGCCTGAAATAGCTAAATCTCCGCTTGCTAAAACCGAACTTCC